CCCTGCACACTTGATGAACAGTGTGCTTGAAAGCGAACACAAGGTAGCAGTCGCTCTTCAAGGTCGTGTACCAACTTTGGTCAAAGGCACAGTACGCAAAGGTGACATGATGGTCACAGCCGGTAATGGATTTGCACAAGCCTGTGCCACACCTGCCATGGGCACAGTGATTGGCAAAGCACTGGAAAACTTTAACGGTGCGTCAGGCACAATTGAAGTTGTGGTTGGTAGACTATAAAGTCTGTTCTACTTGCTGTATCTTTTGCTGAACAGCATCAATATTCATAGTATTCCATAATCCTGGATGCATGGGTCGGGGCCAAGTACCAGCATCAATCCAAGCATATCCCATGTGTTCGTAGTTGAGTCTAGGTGTAAACTCTACATCTACAATACAAACCCAAGTGTGATACTCAAAAGCCGCATCTGCTGAGGTAAATTTTTCTAGCGGTATCAGTCGCAAGTAAGTGGGAAAGAAACCCAGTTCTTCAATACACTCACGTTCCATGCCACCCAACAACGTTTCGCCTGTTTCAATCTTGCCTCCTGGCAGTCCCCAGGCACCCGGATGCTTGGCATCGTTGCGTAACAGATAAAGATAGCGTCCGGTGTCCCGACTACGGAACCACACACCCACTGCTTTCAAAGCACTAGACTCCATGTGCCTCCAACATAAACACCTTGATAACTTTTAATCCATTCCGCTCCAGTCCACTCGTATTGAACACCAGTGGTGATATTTGTGACATATTGAACAGTGTCTGCTTGTGCCACACTATTAAAAACTATCCGCCAGTAAGTACCAGTCCACTCAATCACATCGTTAGCAGATGCTATCAACTGTTGCCCTACAGCACCTTGCCATGCTTCTGGAGGGTATGTGTTGATTGTTGCGCCAGTGGCCTCGGTCAACAAATAGCGTTGACCCACAGCCGGTGCAGGTAATCCATAATTGGGTCCAGAAATCAATGGATCAATAATAGCAGTGATGGGATCTAGAGTATTTTGTGGTGCTGTGTCTTGATCAATGTCGTAAATCAACAATCGATCATCATTGGGGTTGATCACTATAGTGCCCACAATTGTAGTGCCGTCTTCTTGATCCAAGCGTATTTGACTGATACCCGGACGTAGTACACCATAAGCACTGATCACAGCCGGCCACAACAGACTACTACCAGCCACAATTGCTGTGGGAGTCAAATCATCATTGGCACCATTTGGCACAATAGTACGACCCTGTAAGCATTGTATTTGGTTGCCAATTACCACAATTTCATAGTTCCACGGAGTGACGATGACTCTAGTGCCCAACAACAAATCATTGTCGGTGACCGCATTGCTTAAATCACCTTGAGCATCATACATGCTCATGATCACACGCTCTACCACGCCTAATTTCTTGACCTTGGCTGGCGAACTGATCCAAATTGGCAAACTGAATTTGATAGTGGCCATGTCAATGGGATTCTCTGTGCCAATTGGTACAGTTCTTGAGGTCCAGGTTACTGACTCTAGGTCAACCACGCTTAAACTGGTCCAGTCAATAAAGTTGTCTGTGCTTTGCACTTCTAAACTGGGATTGAACAAGGTCAGTATCTGTTCCAACAACTGCATTTTTTGGTTAGTATTACTAGTCCAAATGTCTAATGTAATGCCCAGTTTATAAGGCACAGGCATCAGACGCTCTACTGTGAATGCATTGCCTTGTGTGGTCTCAAATGAGTCTGTTTCAGTATCATATGCACGTTGACGCACATTGAGTTTGCTCACGTGATAGGGTTCTTGCATTCTGGGACGATCATAATCTAGACTAGATACGTAGAAAGTCATCAGCGGTGAAGCTGGCATGCTATTGCGACTGTTCTCTTGGATAATGACCTGTGCGTTGCGACTGGCATCTCCGTAACGAACCGGCACACGTATCAAGGCGGCATTGTTAACGCCATCTGTTTCGTTGCCATATTCAATTTGAAAGTTGCTGATGATCCGTGTAAACTGTAGTAGGAAACGTCGGATTTGCGCATCATAAAAAAATTGGGACATGCTCATAGTTTTTTCTCTGTATATACTCTTTTGCCTTCAATGATTGTCCATGTTTTACCGCGGGTACCATTCAAGATATTCATTCGATCACTTTGTGCTTTTCTTTGCTCTTCGCTGTAATGCCAAAGTCCTTTAGTGCCTTTTCTCGGGTGTGCTTTCCCTTTCATAGCACCGCCATCTCGACGAACCCAAGTATCAGTGCCGTTGGCTCTTCTACGAGCATGTGCCTGTCTCTGAGATTCTTTCATTTTTTCCTTAGACTGCTCACTGTGAATTTTATTATTCCCGGCTTCTCTTAGGTTATAGACTTCGGTGATTTTTCTATACTCATCTAACCAACATTGTTCTTTAAGATTTAACTCATTAAGATTGTCTGCAGAATCAATTACTTCCCATGAAAATTTATCAACACCATATTTTCTCATGCTATTATAAAGATGAGTGTTCTTGCCTTCGCGGGCATCGGCTTGATGACTATACCATCGCATTTTTGGATTTTTCTGTATGGTTTGTCCAATGTAAATTTTGTTAGTTACCAGATTGGTTATTTTGTATATATGCATAACTTTATTTATGCGTCATCATAAAAAAATTGTTGCATTGTTTAACTCGATTTCTGGCCCGGTTGTGTATCAGGTGGCGGATTAGGGTCTTGGAAACCTTTCTGGTCTCCGTTGTCAGCACGTGGACGGAGTATCTGGCTGAGACTCTGACGTTGTGGGATATTGCCAAGATCTGTTGTGGACGTAGTGTATGTATTGTTCACAAAGCCTGACCGTAAAGTATCATTGGCGGGCCCGTTGTTGAGATTGGTACGCACTTTGTCCTCAATTTTGACCCAACGTCGGCTGTCGTAGCGGAACAGCCTATTGGGGAAGTAATCTACTCGCAAGCAGTAATCGCCGGCCACAGCCCCCAGCGGGAATTGTACTCCACTCGTAACTGGCAATCCGTTTGGAGGAACACCGTCGCCAGTCAAGTAGCCCACGGTATAACCATCTGCTCGTGGTGTGACATTCATGCCACCTTGAGTGCCGTCCACTGTGTCAAGACTCTGGTTGGTCAATCCAATCGGATTGGCCGGTTGACCATTGTCCAAAGTAGGTACAACATACAGCGGTTTAACATCGTAGCCAGACAACGGAACTTCCACATCTGCTTGTGTGAGTATGGCATCGTTGATTTCATTATCTTTGGGACGAGTACTGAATACATCACTTTGTGTAAGCGGAGTATACAATTGCCAGTAGTCAGTGTTCGTAATGTCTGTACCAGCAGGTACGTTTTGTCGGGCCTGATAGTACACATCGCCGTAGTTGGTAATCCAGCCAGTGGGATAGAAATTGCCGTTGTCCCAGATATTTTCTGACACAACTGGTTTTTTCAGTATGTCTTTGAACTCTTGATTGTTGGTCATTGGCGTTGCTTTCACACGCCAGGTGTGTGGCAACCAAGTTTGACTCATACCTTCTGTGGCATAGTCAGCATCCTGCACCACATAGTAACGAGGCAAGGGCTGGGGTATAGCCTGGTTCAGCGGATAGTAATCTTTCAAGTTGGGCACTTCCAACACATCGCCGTTCATGATTTTGCGTCCCAGGCTGTCAATCATGTCGTTGAAATGGAATGTGATAAACAGCGTATCGTTGTTGAGAAACAAGCCAAACTGTGTCAGGTCAAAGTCAATGTCTTGGTGATTGTAAACACCACGCATGACATAAACATCCTGATCATATATTCTGTCACGGTTTTCTAACAACAGCAAATCTTGAATGTTCAACGGATCCAGCGTGTCGTAGATGGGTTGGGTAGCATCACCGTTGCCGGAAAATGCCGAATCTTCGCCGCCAGTTTGCGGTCCCATGTATTTGTGGATAAAAATGTCGAGGCCACCCACAGTGTATTGCTCACTTATGATGCGGTCCAAAAATTGGTAATCGCGGGTTCTGTTAGGTCTGTATAAACTTAGGCGTGGCATAGTCAAGTATTTATGGGCGGTTGACCATTATATCCCAAAGTGCTATAATTACTGTATTACCACTAAAGGAGCCCAGATGAAACCCGTTCGACTGCTGAACCCCCGTAGTTCTGATACCAATGTCATGGGTGGGGAGCCTCCGTGGAAAACACAACCCACAGAAAATCGCATCAGTGCCCTGAGCAAAGCATTCTCCTGGTACAACTATTTTTATGGCAAAAAAGATGCTCGTGACATGATTGTGAACTATTTGGAGTCACAGGATCGCAAGGCAGATGTGCGAGTACTAAAAAGTATTCCAGATTCGGCCATACGCCTTACCACAGGCTGGTTGTGCCGCATGAAAATGGTGGGCCTGGAACTGAGCGAAACAGAACAGATCAAACTGGACAATTTGCTCAAAGAAATTTTAACCAGCAAACAAACAGTTGAGGCGGAATCTGAGCCTGCTTCAGAAGGCCCGGCTAAGCCAAACATACAAGATCGCCTGAGAGAAAAGGTCGGAGAGTGTGCGGCTGAACTAGAAGCCATGTTTGACGAGTTTATGACAGCAGGCGCCAAGATGTCAGCGGACTACAAGCCTATCATGGTAATCCGTGGCATGAACGTGGTGCCACAAATGATCAGTGAAATTTCCAATCGTTGGAAACGCAAACTGGCAGAGTTTGAAGCGGCAGTGGAAGGCAAGGACCCATTGTTGGTAGAAGCATACTCGTACCTGACCAAGATCCAATTGCGCAATTGCGTGAAGTTTTGTGAAGCAGTGATCAATGACTGCGGTGCTTATGTACAGATCAAAAAAGTGGAACGCAAGCCACGCAAGGTCCGGGCAGTGCCTCCAGAAAAACGTGCCGCAAAGTTCAAACACACAGCAGAGTTTGTGGAACTCAAACTCAAAGGATTGCCAGCCGCAAGTTTAGTAGACAAGGCCGAGGCCTGGTTGTACGATACCAAGAAACGCAAACTGATCCACGTAGTAGCAGACAGCCATACACAGGCGTTTACTATTAAAAACAATAGTGTTATTGGTTACAGTACCGTAGAAACGCTACAAAAAACTGTGCGTAAACCTGCAGACGTAGTCCGGGCTATACAGGCCGCAGGCAAGCCAGCGGCACGTAAGATCTACAAGGATTTAACTACTACAGAAACACCTTGGAATGCCCGGGGCACTGAGAACTTGATCATACTCAAAGCCTGGTAA